AGATTGATGACATTGAAGAAGCTCATTCTCATGTAGATTTCATGGACTTGGCTACTAACCGAGCAGCATATCGCTTGGCTGATAACCATGACCAAGAAATTCTTGCATACATGGCTGGTGTATCACGTGCATCAGGCAACCATTCTTTAGGTGCTGCTGAAACAGATGCTACATCTGACAGTGGTGTTAAGGCTGTGTCATCAGCTAATGCTAATGGTCTATTGTCATCAATGACTCTTGACGATGCAAGTTTCTTTGCTGCTGGTGGTGGTGCTGGAGACGGTGTTCCTATTACTCCACGTAAAGGATCACAGGCTGCAAACACTATCTCACCTGTAACAATGATTGCTCGTATGAACCGTTTGTTAGATCAACAACAAGTTGATAAAGCAGACCGTTGGGCTGTTGTTGACCCTGTGTTTATGGAACTTTTACAAGATGAAGATTCAAGATTCTTCGATTCTGACTTCGGTGAGAACGGTGGATTGAGAAATGGTCTTGCATTACCAAACATCTTGGGTATGCGTATTTATGTTTCTAGCAATTTACCTCAACATGGTAATGGACCAGGAACTGCTACAGCATCACACAACGATGACAACTATGGTATACTCCTAGCAGGTCATGGATCAGCTGTTGCGACAGCAGAGCAAATCAACAAAACTGAAACATATCGTGACCCAGATTCATTTGCTGATATTGTCAGAGGAATGCATCTCTACGGACGTAAGATCCTTCGACCAGAAGCTCTTGTTCGTGCTCGATATCACGCAGCTTAATCGAAAAGGAGGACTGAGATAT